CCGCAACGACCTCATCAACACCCCGCTCGACAAGGTACTCAAGTACAACGCCATCGACGCCCGCTATCATCGCCTGCTCTATCTCAAGCAGGCGGCGCGGATCAAGCGCGAGGGCCTGGAAGCGGTGTGGGAGCATCACAACCGCCGCTGCGCCGCCGTGGTGGCGACCCAACTCAACGGCGTGCCGATCAATCCCGACACGGTGCAGGCGTTCGACGGCAAGTACCGCGACACCCTGCGCGACCTCGAAGCCGAGATCGACGCGGACGAACGGGTGCGGAAGTTCTCCAACAACTCGCACCGGTTCCGCCCGTCGGCGGCGGCCGACATCAAGAAGGTGCTGCTCGGCTTGAACACCACGCAGGAGGAAGAACTCACCGAACTCGCCGACCCGCTGGCGCGCCTGATCGTGCGCTGGAAGCACGCCGCCAAGACCCATTCCACCTACGTCGCCCCGGCGCTGGCCGGGCACGCGCGCTGCGCGATTGGCCGCGACGGTCGATTGCACCCGGCGCTGCTGTTGAACCGGGTGCGCACCTGGCGCACGTCGTCGGAAGGTCCCAACATCCAGAACTACCCCAAGCACGGCGAGCAGGTCGAGGTGCGGGCGCAGGTCGAGGCTCCGCCCGGGCACTCCATCGTGTCGTTCGACTACGGGCAGATACAGGCGCGCAACGTCGCCCAGGAAAGCCAGGACGAGGCGCTGGTCAATTCGATGTGGGACCGCCGCGACATCTACGTCGAATGGCGCGACCGCGTGCTCTCCTGGTATCCGCAATGGGTCAGTCGCAAGCAACGCGACGACAAGGCGCTCAAGGTGCTGCGGCAGACCACCAAGGGCGCGGTGTTGGGCCGCCTGTTCGGTGCCGGCGGGCGCAAACTGTCAGAGCACCTGGGCGTGCCGGTCGAGGTAGGCTACCGGTTCGTCGAAGAGTTCAACGCCAACTTCCCCGGCGTCGCCGACTGGCAGGCGGGACTGCACGCGTTCTACCAGAAGCACGGCTACGTGACCGGACTGTCCGGGTTCCGCCGCTACGCCCCGGTGGCGCACACCGAGATCATCAACACCCCGATCCAGTCGGACGAGGCGATCATCGTGCTCGACGCCCACATCCGTTTGGCCGAGACCCGAGAGCCGCACTTCGCCCCGAACATGGAAATCCACGATTCGCTCGACTTCATTTGGCCCTCTAAAAAGGTGGATGAGTACGCCGAATTCGTCATCGACACGATGCTGAATTCTCCCTTCGAGTGGGCGCACCGGGTGCCGATTGTGGTGGAGATGTCGGTCGGCAAGGTGTGGTCGAAGATGCAAGAAGCCGGTGTCTATGAGAGTGACAAGTGGAAGGACGGCGCAACCTATAAGAGGGTAACATGAGTTTATACAACACTCACCGCCCGCAAATGTTCAAGGAGGTGGTCGGCCACCGGGCCGCCGTGCAAGCGCTGCAAACCGCGTTGCAGACCGGGATGCGCTGCTTCCTGTTCATCGGCCCGAGCGGCATTGGCAAGACCACCCTGGCGCGCATCATGGCCAAGAAGCTGGAGTGCGAGATACAGCCCATCGACGGGGCCACCTACACCAGCATCGAGAACATGCGCGGCGTGCAGGAGACGGCGCAGTATATCCCGTTCGGGGCCAAGGGCCGCGCCATCATCGTCGACGAGTGCCACCGGTTGTCGCCGCAGGCCTGGGACAGTCTGTTGACGGCGACCGAGGAGCCGCCGCCCGGCGTGTACTGGTTCTTCTGCACCACCAATGCCGACAAGGTGCCGACCACGATCAAGACCCGGTCGCTGCGCCTGACCTTGAAGCCGCTGTCACGGGACGAGTTGACCGAGGTGGTGGACCGGGTGTGCAAGGCCGAGGGCATCAACATCGAGCCGAGCATCCGGCAATTGATCGTCGCCGAGGCCGACGGGTCGGCGCGGCAAGCGCTGGTCTACCTCGACGCCTGCCGCAACGCCAAGTCGCGCGCCGAGGTGGCCGAACTGCTCCAGTCGGCGCAGGACAGTGAGCCGGTGCTCCAGCTGTGCCGGTTGCTGACCAACGGACGCGGGGTGGTGCGCTGGCAGGATGCTACCAGAATCTACGCCGCGCTGGACGGAGAGAACCCGGAAGGGGTGCGCATCCGGGTGGTCAATTATATCGCCAAAACCCTGCAAAACGCCCGTTCCGACAACGACGCCCGCCGCCTCCTGGGCAAGTTGGAAGCGTTCGCCTACCCTTACGGGCAGGCCGATGGCGCGGCCCAGCTTTTGCGCTCCATTGGCGCGTGCATGTTCGGGCAGTAAAAAGCCCGGATATGTAGAGAGTGAAGGAGGTGTAAAATGGTTGAACGTCGAGTGAGTAACGGGCGACCGCCGCAAGGCCGCCGCCCCGCCACGATTGAGGAATTGGAAGCGGCCTTGCGCATTGATCGCAATAACTTGGACGATGCCATCGCCCATCAGCACGAACTGTACTACGAGGTGTGCAAGCAGGTGGCCTTGCGCATGGCCGAGGTCGACAGCGCCAAGGCCGGGTTGAAGGAGATCGAGGCCGAGGTCGACGCCGCTATTCGCGGCGAGGCGGCCAACAACGACGAGAGGATCACCGAGACCATGATCGCCAGCATGAAGCTGCGCGACCGCGACGTTAAGCGGCAGAAGCAAACGATCTTGGACCTGGAACTCAAGTACGCTCGGCTCCAGGCGTTGGAGAAGTCCTACCACCAACGCAACGCCGCGCTGGAGCGCCTGCTGACGTGGCACATGCGTCAGTACTACGATCCGATCCGCCTTGACCGCGCCGGCCGTCCGATGCGCGACATCGACGCCGAGTTGGCCAAGCAAGCACGAGCTAAAGAGTATGCACGCCGATGAGCGAATGGATCATCGTGGTCGCCGTGATCCTGTTGCCGCTTGTGCTGTACGGCGGCACCCGCATCGTCGCGACCGCCTACTTCAAGAGTAAACGCGAGCACACCCGCTCGCTGCTGAACGATATTGACCCCGGCCCCAGGCCAAACCAAGGAGACTAAGAATGGTTGAGCGTCGTAACGAAAGGTCATCGACCCGCCCCGCGCCCCGTCGCACGGAGCAGCGGTCGTCGAATGGCCGCCGCCGTTGGAACTACCAACCGCGCACCGCCGAGCAAGTGAATGAGCAGATCAACCGGACCCGGTCGCGCTTCGACAGTCCGTTCACCGGCGTGAAGTTCTTCCGCGCCAATGTCGGCGACAATACCGTGCGCATCCTGCCGGCGACCTGGCGTAACCCCAAGCATTACTCGTTGCAGATTTGGGAGCATCGCTACCAGGGGGCCGACGAGAGCCACTACCTGTGCCTGCGGCGCATGAAGGGCGAGCGTTGCCCGATGTGCGAGGGCGAGGCGGCGGCGCGCCGTGCTGGTGACACCGAGGAAGCCAAGAGGATGTCGCCGATGGAGCGGTGGGTCTGCTACGTGCTGCACCGCGACTCGCAGACCCCGGATGAGCCGGTGCTGTGGGACATGAACTCGTGGCAGGACAAGGACATCGTGTCGCTCACCCGCAACAAGAAAAGCGGGGCCACGATCTTCCCCGAAGACCCCGAGGTCGGCTACGACCTGATGTTCGTGCGTACCGGGCAGATGGACCGCACCCGCTACTCGGCGTTCGTGTTCGACCGCGACCCCTCGCCGATCCACGACAACCCGCGCGTGGTCGACGAGATCATGGAGAAGATCACCGAGAACCCCATCGACAGTCTGCTCAACTTCTACGACGCCGACTACCTGGAGAACGTGTTGAGCGGCACCGCCGGGGAGGCCCAGGACGAGGGTGAACCGGAGGAAGAGCCGCAACAGGCCCAAGACGACCAGGACCAGGACCAGCAGGACGACGAGCAACCGGCCGAGGATGACGACAACGGTCAACCCGAGGACGAACCGCAGGACGACGACCAGGATCAGCAGGACGAACAGGTCGACGACGACCAACCGGCGGCCGAGGACGAGGAACCCGAGTTGCGGCGCGGACGCAGCGTGCGCCCGCCCCCGCGCGAGGAACGCCGCCAGGAGCGCCGTCCCGCCCGTCCGATCACCCGGCGCGGCGGGGGTAATGAGGCCCCGCACCGGTTCCGGTCATGATCGGGCGCCGCCGCCACAACGAGGGGTCCGCCTCCAATGGCGGCTCCCGCCTCGTCGCCTACTA